ACGTCGCGGACGTCGTCCAGATCCCGGCCATGGTGGTTATGCCTGCTCGGGACACAGCGGACTTCAATGGCGCCATGGGACGGGGCATGGACACCTGGCGCTTCGATCTCTACATCCTGGTTCAGCGCGGCGAGTCCGGATCGGCTCAGAAGTCTCTTGATGCCTACGTCACGGGATCCGGCGAACGGTCCGTCCGAGAGGTCATTTACAACACCCCGAACCTTGGCTTGGGCGACGGCACGGATGCTCAGGCAGAAGGGGTCCGGGAGTACGGCGGGAAGTTCCAGACCGCACGAGTGGACCATGTAGGCGCGATCGTGCGGCTGACTGTCCGCACCCCCGGAAGGTGAGTGGATCATGACTCTTCGAGCCAAGCAAACGATGGTGCCCGGGGGTTTGAACCCGGTTTTCTCTGCGGCTACGGCGTCCGACACGATGCCGGTTGGGAACAATCTGTTCCTGGTGATCAAGAGCACGCACACCACGACCATCGCGGCTGTTCTTACGACACCGGCGACCCTGTCCACCGGGGATCCTTACCCGGACAAGACGATCACCATTCCCATTGGATCTGTCACCCCGCAGGAGGTCATGATCCCCCTGTTGAAGGACTACCAGGATCCGACCACGGGAGTTGCCACCTTGGTGTGCACCCCGAATACGACCGTGACCCTGGCGGTGGTGGAGCGGTGACCCCACCCCGTGAGCGGAAGTCCGCCGGTGGCGCGGCACCGGCCAAGGCCCCGCTGATCCAGGACCGGCCCGCTGCCAAGGCGGCGCCCAAGGCGCCCGTGCTGGACCCTGATAACCGCGATGAGGAGTTCCCCCCGAACCCCATTCCGAGTGCGCGAGAGGGGCGTCCAGCACCCCGCAGGCGACGTCTGCGGGTGATCGGCCCCAAGGAGGTCGGCGGGGTGCTTGCACCCGGCTGGCTCGGGATAGATCTTACGGACTCCCAGCTAGACGCACTCCTGGCGGGCGGCCACGTGGAGGACTGGGACGGCGTGGAGGGCTGGGGGTCCGACGACACGTCGGATGCTGAGTCCGAGGCTGGCGTCCCGGCTGCGGACATCAAGACCGAACCGAAGGACCAGCCCACGGCGGGCACCGACAAGGAAGGTAGCTAACCATGGGCAAGATCGTCTTGCGCGACTGCCAGATCACGGTGAACGCCGTGAACCTGTCCGACCACGTGTCCAGCGTGGAAGTCAACTTCGTCAAGGACGAGGTCGAGACCACCAACTTCTCCGGGCAGGGCCGCGAGCGCGTGGCCGGTCTGAAGGACGACAGCTTCGTGGTCACCTTCCAGCAGGACTACGCGGCGGGTGAGGTCAACTCGACTCTGTCCCCGCTCTACAACAACGAGACCGAGTTCACCGTGATCGTCAAGCCGACGGCTGCTGCCGTGTCGGCGACGAACCCTTCGTACACCGCGACCTGCATCCTCCTGGAGTACCAGCCGCTGTCCGGGTCGGTCGGCGACCTGTCCGAGACAGAGGTCACCTTCCCGACCCAGCGGACCGGGATCACGGAGGCCTTCGCGTAATGCCATCCAACCCGGGTGACAACAAGCCTTCAACCGGCGTGCGTGCTACGGATGTTGCGCGCGCCGGTTACGAGGGTTACGGCGACTGGACCGGGTGGAGGACGTACGACGACCGGGACATGCCACGTTGGGACGATCTTCCGGACAATACCCGGCTGGCCTGGGTGGCGGCAGCAGCGGCGATCACTCGCAAGGTTCTGCGACCGACACCCCATGAGGAGGTGGAAGAACGTGGCTAGCACCACACCGGGAACAGCCCGGGTCACCGTGAACACGGGGCCTGAGTGGAAGCGGGTCGCGGCGGCGCTCGATGCCGAGGACAAGGCCTTGGGCGACAAGTTCCGGCGTGAGGTGCGCGAGGCGGGAAACATGCTGGCGGCCCGCGCGCAGGCAGCCGTGATGCGGATCCCCTCCACCGGTCTGGCGCACTCCGGCCTGCGGGCCCGGGTGGCTCACGGAGTCGGGACGAAGATCACTGCCAGTGGTGTGGACATCACGACGTCCATGAACGACCGCGACGAGACGAACCTTCCGGCCTACCTGGACAGCCAGTCCGGCTGGCGGCACCCCGTGTTCGGGAACCGCGATGTCTGGGTCCGACAGGACACCGGCGGTTCGTGGTTCCGCGCGACGATCGAGTCCGGCCGGAACGACGTCGAGGACCGGCTGTCCGAGATCATGGACGGCGCGGCGCGGACGATCAGCCGCGCCGGAACGGGGAGGTGACGGCTGATCCTGATCGTCACCCCACGGGGTGGCCGGGTCCTGTGCGGGTCGCCCGGCCTCCCTGCAAGACCCGCACTGACCCGCATGGAATGATCGAAAAAGGAGATCAGCCATGCCGAAGTACCTGGGACGCGATGACGTCTACAAGGCGAAGGACCAGCAGTTCGATGAGGTCGGCGTGCCCGAGTGGGCTCCCGACGGAGACCCGGATCCCGAGGACTGGGTTCTCAAGCTCAAGGGAATGACCGGCCGGGAACGTGACCTGTTCGAGGCGTCCATGGCGCCCAAGGGGAACAGCAAGCGGCCGAACCTCGACAACTTCCGTGCGCGGCTGATCGTTCAGTGCGCGGTCGACGAGGAGGGCAACCGGCTCTTCAACAACGGTGACATCAAGTGGATCGGCGAGAAGGCCGCCAAGTCGATCTCTCGCGTCTTCGACAAGTGCCAGTCGATGAACGGTCTGACCGATGCCGACGTGGATGAGCTGACCGAAAATTTCGACAACGGCCAGAGCGGGCCTTCTACTTCCGGCTCGCCCTTGCCCTCGGATGGCCCTCCGTCGAGTGGGGTCTCAGTCGAATTGGTTCAGTAGAGCTGAGCGAATGGATGGCTTACGAACGGGAGGACGGCCCGATCGGAAGCCGGTGGAGTGACGAGACGATGGCCGCGTTGCATGAGCAGATCCAGCGGCTGAACCATCTTCTCGGTGCAGCACACTTCACCGACCGGAAGCACAAGAAGAACCCGGTCCCCAGCCCGAAGCACTACCCCCGTCCATACGAGATCTTCGAAAAGGACCGGCCGGACCACTACGATCCTGAAGAAGATCAGATGGATACCGGAGCCCTTGAGACCTTCGGTACCGAGAACGAGATCGAGGAGGATCAGGCCAGTGGCAACGATCACTAGCATGATGTTCCGGATCAACTCGGCGTACAACGGAGAAGGGATGCGCCAGGCGAGGAAGGACATCGCTCGCCTGGACTCGTCCATGAACGCGCTCACCAAGTCGAGCCGGTCTCTCATCCCCGGCATGAAGGATCTTGTGGCGACCATCCTCGCCCTGGGTCCGGCTCTGGTTCCCATCGCGGGAGCCATGATCGGTATAGGCGGTGCGGCCATGTCCGCATTCGCCCTGGCCGGGTCGGCTATCGGGATTTACGGCGCGGCCATGAAGGGGGCAATAACCCAGACCATAGGGGCGAAGTCTGCCTTCGGTCAGACGAAGACCGCTCTCGACAGTGCGCGCGGAGCCCTGGCCAAGACGGAGAAGGGTTCCAAGGACTACGAGAAGGCACTCAAAAAAGTCACCGAGATGGAGAAGGCGCACGCGGAGGCAATTCAGCAGATGCCACCGGTGCAGGAGAAGTTCGCTCTCGGCTACGAGCACATGACCGAGGTGTGGGACCAGTTCATCGCGGCCAACGCCAAGTTCACCCTGGTACCGGCGACCACCATGGTGGAAGCGGCCACGGCCGCTATCCCCAAGCTGTCCAAGGTGGTCGCCGCCATGGCGCCGGTGATCAATCAGGTTGCCGACAGCATCAAGGGGTGGGTGAGCGACGGCGGTCTTGACCGGTTCATCCGGAACGTGATCGTGTACGGAGTCCCGGCCTTTGATCATTTCCGTATGGCGTTCGTCAACATGCTGACGGTCCTCGGAGAGGGCATGCGGACGTTCGCTCCGGCCGGTGTGGAGTTCAGCAAGTGGCTTGCCGACGCGGCGGCCAAGCTGGCCCGGTGGTCCAACGAGGGCGGGTTCGCCCGGTTCGTCGGCTGGCTGTACGACAACGGCCCGGCTGTGGTGTCGGTCCTCAAGGATCTCGGGCAGTTCCTGGGCAACGTCGGCCAGGCGGTCGGCAGTATGTCGGGAAACGCATTCATCGTTTTCGGCGTGTTCCTCCGGGTGCTGGCCTCATTTCCGCCTGACCTCCTGGTGGCCATGACCTACGGGTTCATCGTCTGGACTGCGGCTATGAAGATCTACGCGGTGGTCGCTTTCGTGGCGGCTGCTGCCACCACGGCCATGACCCTGGCAGCCACTCCGTTCGGCTTGCTTCTGATCGGCGCGGCCCTGACCGTGGGTGCGGTGATTGCGGCTCTGATCGCCCTGGGTGTGGCGATCTTCTTTATTGTGAAGTACTGGGACCAGATCTCCGGCGCGTTCATCACCGCATGGACGGCGACATGGGACTTCGTCAAGGACAAGGCCCAGATTGTGTGGGGCTGGCTGACGGCGGCATGGTCCGTACTGTGGGACGGGATCAAGAAGGCAGCCACGGCGGTATGGGACTTCCTCACCCACGGGTGGGGTCAACTGCTCCTGTTCTTTATGCCGTTCGGGCCGCTGCTGCTGATCTGGCAGAACTGGGACACGATCTGGAACGGGATCAAGAGCACGGCACAGGTCGTGTGGGGTGCGATCAAGGACGCGTTCTTCGCCTTTATCGGGCCGATCGTCGACACCTGGAACAAGGTGTGGCCGGAGATGCAGCAGGCGGCTGCCAACTGGTGGGCTGTCCTCCAGGCCGCATGGGGTGTTCTGTGGTCCGCGATGACGTTCGTGTGGGAAGCCTTCTGGTCGGTGTTCGGAGACAGCTTCAAGGCCGGATGGGCTGCGATCACTACTACGGCGTCGGCATCCTGGGATCTCCTCCAGGCAGCATGGGGTCTCGTCTGGGCCGTGATCCAGGGCATCTACAAAACGGCTTGGGCCATCCTGTCCGGTGCCTGGTCGATCGGCTGGGCCTATCTCACCGGCGCGGCTCAGATCGCGTGGGCGGTCTTCACCGGCGCCTGGGAAGTCATCTGGGCCGTGGTCACCGGGATCTGGAACACCTTCTACGCGGCGTTCTCCGGACTCTTCTCGACGGCCTGGAATGTGATCGTTGCCATCGTGGTCGGGGTATGGAACATCATCAAGGCTGCGTGGGATGTCCTCTGGAAGGCAATCACCGCGATTTTCATGGTCTTCCTGGCGA